GTTCCCTGGAAGTAGATTTGATGTGTATATGCCCACAGCAGGTAAAACTAATCCTGATACTAAAATAGAAGCAGTAGAAGAAAAACTTAAAGATAAAGGCAACAACCACCCCACAGTCAAGCCTATAGAACTAATGAAGTATCTAATCAAACTTGTCACACCTAAAGGCGGCCGAGTGTTAGATCCATTCAACGGTTCAGGATCAACAGGCTGTGCCGCAGTGGAACTAGGCTGTGAATATGTGGGCATTGAACTTGATCCTAAGTATGTGGAGATAGCAACAAAAAGAATAGAGGCTTGGAATAAAGAAGAAACAAGCTTCAAGGAACTATTCTCCTAATGGCTCTATCAAACGCACAGCAAATGATTGCAGACGCACCATTTAGATTTAGAGTAGCAGTATGTGGCAGGCGTTTCGGGAAAACTCACTTAGCAATTAGAGAACTGGCAAAATACGCAAGACTGCCGGATCAGCGTGTTTGGTATATTGCTCCTACATATAGAATGGCTAAACAGATTGTCTGGAAGAAGTTAAAGAAAAAACTGCTAAGTCTAAACTGGGTGAGTAAAGTAAATGAAAGTGATCTTACATTGGAGCTTATTAATGGCAGCGAGATATCTCTTCGCGGTGCTGATAACTATGATAGTCTGCGTGGTGTGGGACTAAACTTTATCGTAATGGATGAGTTCGCAGACATTGATTCAGAAGCATGGTATGAAGTGCTAAGACCTACCTTAGCGGATACACAGGGACACGCACTATTTCTAGGCACACCCAAAGGACAAAACTGGGCTAAAGATCTATACGATTATCATACAACAAAAAAGAACTGGATGAGCTTTCAATTCACAACACTGGACGGAGGTAATGTACCCGAGGACGAAGTAGCACAGGCTCGAGAGGATCTAGATGCGAGAACATTTAGACAAGAGTTCCTCGCGACATTCGAAAACTTCTCAGGTATCATAGCATACGCATTCGGACAACATAATATAAAGCCAGCAGACGCAATACAAGATCACGAACAACTAATACTAGGCACCGACTTCAATGTCTCACCAATGAGCTGCACCGTGATGAGACGCACTCGAGACGGCCTACATCAAATAGACGAAATCGTGCTATATAGTAGTAATACTAATGAACTAATCGAAGAGATACAAAATAGATATCCTCGTAACCCTATTACAATATATCCAGATCCGGCCGGAGTACAGCGCAAAACAAGTGCTAATGGCAACACCGACATCAAGCTACTAGAGAACGCAGGATTTACAGTGAGATATCATAGACAACACCCGCAGGTCAAAGATAGAATAAACTCAGCTAATAGTCTATTCTTCAAGAGAGATAACGGCACAACTAAGTTCTATATAGATGGAAAGTGTAAGCATACGATCAAAAGCCTGCAACAGTTCTGCTACAAAGAGGACAGTCAGATACCAGACAAGGACTCAGGCTTCGATCATATGTTCGACGCACTGACCTACGCAATACAATTCCTATTCCCTATCAACAAAGAACAGACAACTATCATCCCGCAACGCTTTGGACACCAATTAGTATGACATATCAAATACACAATCAAGATTGCTTGTCCTGGATGCGACAACAAGCAGATGCTACAATAGATATTATTGTTAGTAGTCCTCCCTACAACCGAGGCCTAAAATATAATTCATATACAGATCAAAGAACAGATTACTTGAACTGGCAACAAGAAATATGGAGTCAAGCCTGTAGAATATTAAAACCCACAGGACATTTATTTCTAAACATAGCAGGTAATGGTAAAGATCCTTTTCTTGCTTATGAAGTAGCAAAGTTGGTGCCTTGGCGTGTTCAAAATAATATCAGTTGGGCTAAAGCAGTGGAGTTCAAAGGTCATATCTATGGTAGAAGCACTGTGAATATCAACAGCAAGTATGTCTTACCACACGGACACGAAACCATATGGCATTTTACACATAAAGGTAAAACACCAATAAGTCTAAGTCAAAGTAGTGTGGGATATCGTCCTGAGTTTGCGGAAGATAACTTCAAACGCACAGGAAGGACTACACGCCCCACAACAACCTGTTGGCACATACCCTATGAAACAACTGGCTATATGGGCAAAGATGCCGCAGAACTTAAAGGTGATAAAGGTCATCCAGCAATCTTTCCTAGAGACTTGGTGCGTCATTGCCTAAATGTAGCAGGAGCACAACCAGGACAAATAGTATATGATCCTTTTGGTGGCACAGGAACAACTATGGTAGTAGCCAAAGAAATGAACATAGATGGTATCACTACAGAGATAGACGCAGATTACTTTAATTTCATACAGCAAAGAATGCTATAAGATTGGCATAAATACATTACTAATATTGGAGCCTAAAATATGGCAGAATTACAGACCTTTCAGAATGCCTATTTACAGGCAACAGCAGGAAATATAACTTACAGCCGTAATCAACAACGCTGGAGGTTCTTGCTTGATAGTTTCACTGGGGGACAAGCGTACAGAGAAGGTGCGTATCTTCAGCGTTATGCTTTAGAGAATGATACACAATACGCAGTTAGATTAAACAACACGCCGTTAGACAATCAAGTTCGGTCGCTAATTTCACTTTACACTTCTTTTCTATTTAGAACTGCACCTGTGCGAGAATTCGGAGTGTTAGAAGATAATCCTACTATAGAAGACATATGTGAAGATGCTGACTTGGATGGCCGCAACTTAAATGCATTTATGAAAGATGTCGCACAATGGAGTGCGGTTTTCGGTCACTGTTGGGTGGCCGTTTCAAAGCCCGATGTGGGTGCTATTACATTAGCAGACGAACAAGCTATGGGCGCAAGACCGTATCTAAGTATGTATAATCCACTAGCAGTAACAGACTGGCGTTGGGCACGACAGCCTAATGGCGGATACCAATTAGAATATATCAAGTATGTAGAAGAAGTCAATGGCACTGAAACTGTTGTCAAAGAATGGGGCTATGATACTATTACAACATATGAATTAGACACACAACAAGAGCGTGTATTAGATATGACTGTGGAAACAAATGGCCTAGGTTATATACCATTCGTATGTGTGTATGCCGAGCGTAGTCCTGTTAGAGGTCTAGGTAATAGTTTAGTTGATGACATAGCGGATCAACAGCGTATGATTTATAACGAGTTGTCAGAAGTATATGATTCAATTAGATTAGACACGCATCCGAGTTTAGTAGCCACAGCAGGCACTAACGCTCAGGGGGCAAGTGCAGGTCAGGTTATTACGATCGAAGAAAATTTAGATCCAAACTTAAAGCCGTATGTATTACAATTCGAAGGCGGACAGATAGATAAGATTTATGCTTCAATCAACAATAGAAAAAAGATGATTGATAGTATGGGTAATGTTGGTGCTGTAAGAGCAACAGAAACTCGTGAGATGAGTGGCATAGCAATCGAAACGGAATTTCAATTATTAAACGCCCGTTTAAGTAGTATAGCTGATAATCTCGAATTGGCCGAGGAAAATATATGGAGTATAATTTACACATATATGGGTTATGCTTGGGATGGAAAAATAGATTATCCTGATAACTTTGCGTTACATAACACTGACAACGAATTAGATCAATATGCTAAAATTAAAGCATTAAGCACACGCCCTGAAGTACAAACAGAGATTGATAGTCGTATTGCTGAAATGTTAGACATTGAAAGTGTAGAAGCACAAGATCTCCAAGGTGATGACATGAATCATCCTGTGACCACAGAGGACAATCGTAGTAGTCATATCCAGGAAATGATCATGGAAGGTTATGAAGATGATGAGATACTTGATATTCATCCTGAGATAACGCAACAAGATATTGTCACAGCCAAAGAACAATTATTAAACCTAAATGGCTGAAACTTATAAACCTACACAAGCAATGGCAGATGCCGCCCGTCGTGGATTAAAACTTCGCATGGACAGTCCAAAAAGTCGTCAAGGTGGAACTGCTGTTGGTATGGCTCGTGCTAGACAATTTGCTAATAGACAGGAAGTAAGTTTAGACATAGTAAAGAGAACATACAGCTTTCTAAGTCGTGCGGCAACATATTACAAGCCCGGAGAGAATACTCCCGGCACACAGGCTTATCTATTATGGGGCGGACCCGCTGGTTTAACCTGGGCTAAGAACATCTTAGATAAATGACATAAATACATTATGAATAGAAATATCTATTCAAAATAACAATACGGCTAAGACCCGGCAAAGGATACAATGACCGATACAAACATTGGCGACACAGAAGGCACTGATACTTCTCTAAATGAAAATCAGGCAACCGTAAAAACTTACACGCAAAAAGAAGTTGATGACATGATGGCAAAAACTAAAAGTGCTATCACTAAGAAACTTAGTTCAAAGTATGAAGAACTTGGAGACCCAGATGAGTTAAAGACTATTGTCAATAGCTATCAAAAGGTGCAACAAGAGCAACAACTTAAACGCGGAGAGTTTGATAAAGTTATTCAGGAACTTGCGTCCAAGAAGGATGCTGAGATCCAAAAACGGGATAGAATTATAGAAAGTTTCAAAGTAGAAACTCCTATTGTAGAAGCCGCAAGTAGATTTAGAGCAGTAGCACCGGAACAAGTCAAAGCCTTGATTCGTAATAATGTAAGACTAAATCAAGATGGCGATGTTGAAGTATTAGATGATAAAGGCCAGGCTCGCTATGATGACTCCGGTCGTCTATTATCAGTTGATTCTTATGTGCAAGAATTCTTGTCAAAGAACCCACATTTCGTTGCAGCCGCTCCGGCAACAACTAATACTAGAAGCAATGTCAGTGGCAATACAATGAAGAAAGTTGATATTAAAAACTTAGATATGAAAAATCCCGAGCACAGAAAAATCTATGCTGACTATCGTAAGACAGCAGGATTAGCCTAAAATTCATTAAGGAGAATATATTATGGCAGGTTCAACAACAACCACACTCAACGACCTTTTACCCGAAATTATTCAGGAAGCAATGTTCGTTGCATCAGAGCGCAGTATCATGCGTGGTCTGGTAAAAAACTACACTTTGGCCGCTGGTCAAGGCACTCATGTTAATGTTCCAATTTACCCAATTCAAACAGCAGCCGCTGTTACAGAAGGTAATGAAGTAACTAACACAGCAGTATCAACAAACACAGCACAATTGACAGTTAGCCCAGTTGCTATCCGCACATTGCTAACAGACTTGGCTCGCACAGCAGCCGCTTCAAATGTAGTTGCAGACTTAGGTCGTTTATTTGGTGAAGCAGTTGCTCGCAAAATGGACCAAGACTTAACAGCATTGTTCGCAGGCTTTAATCAATCTACAGCCGGCAATACTCTAATTACTGTTGAACAGATTTTCAAAGCAGTGGCACAACTACAAGCAAGTGCTGTTCCAACAGACGGTATGGTCTGCGTAATTCACCCTGAAATTGCTTATGACTTGAAGTCAGCTTTGACAACAGGTGGTAATACACCATTCACAATGGGTGCTTTCGGTGAAAACGCTAATGAAGCAATGAGAACTGGTTTTATCGGCTTATTGGCTGGCATTCCAGTTTATCAAACAAGTAACATCGCTAACCAAGGTTCAGCAGGCAACTATTCAGGTGCTATTTTCCAACGCGATGCTATCGGCTTAGGAATGATTGGTGATATCGCTATTGAGACACAACGCAGAGCAAGTTTCTTAGGTGATGACATTGTATGTTCAGCATATTATGGCACAGGTGTTCTACAGAACAACTATGGTCGTCAGTTGAACAACAACTCCAGCATCAACCCTTAATTGCTAAATTAATCTAAAGGACTATCACAATGAACAGCGCATTTATATACAGTTATAAAACATTCGTAAGTTTTGCAACCTATGAGGATGTCACTAATCGTGATAGTCGTGTTTTTGAAGCAAATGAAGATTTAACAGAATCCGAAATCAACGATTACTTAGAACAAGCCAGTCAGCGTATTCTAACACAGATTAGAAACACAAATTGGTGGAGAGACTATCAGCGTAGAATGGCACAGATCATAAATCCAAACCTATTACCCGCTGTTAATCCAGATTATATATTAGCCAGAACGCAGGAGTTCATAGACCTTAATGTGTATTTTGCATTATACGAATATGTGTATCCTACTGTTGCTGACTTTGGCAATCCCGATAGTGCTGAATTTGCAAAAATTAAGTTCTACAAGGACAGCTATAATGTATTGTTTGACGAAGTAATTGACGCAGGAGACTGGTATGACTTCAGCGAAAACGGAACGATTGATACCAGCGACAAGATGGCTACTTTCACTAATAGAGTTCGTGTAAGATGAGAACAGAATTATTAACTTATTTGACAGCACAACTAACTGCGTCTATCAAGACCAGTCAGGAACTGCCGTTTCAAGAAGGAACTAATCCGTTATACATCAAGAATGCTCGTAGAGTATATCTTGATGAACCTTATACTGAGCAGGATACACTATTTCCTACATTGGGTAGCTTACAGATCAATCAACGAACGACTATCGTAAGATGGTTCTTGACCGTGGATGCAAAAAACAGAAACACTGATTTAGATTCAGCTTTGACAATTCTTGGTAGTGCTAAAGATATCACTACCATCACAGGCGTTTTTACACGACTGTTTGACTATACAGTCAGCATAGACAATGATAGAATTGTTTATGAAGGCGAATATAGATTCGCAAATTTAGCATAAAGGAAAAAATAATATGGCATTCATATTTCCAGCACCCGGCGTAGCAGGCGTTGAAGCAACACTCAACATCAGCGTAACTGGCGATGCATCAAACCTAGTTGTGCCCGCAATGCAAGACATCACCGTTAATAACGCCAATGATGTTTTCACTTGGACACAGTTAGATGAAGGTAGTAAGTTACAGGTTGCAACCACAGCAACAAATAGTTTAGACTTAAACATTGTTTTAGATCAAACCACATTCTTTGGAACAGGCACCGGCGCAGCCGTGGCAGTTAATAAAGGTATATTTGGTCTAAGCAAAGACAAGCAGTTGGTTGAGTTTCAACTATATCTAGGCGACACAAGCACAGGTAGTGCAGGCAAGACTCTTGGTGGTTTTGGCTACATCACTGGTTTGGCATTAACAGCCAGTGCAGATGCGCCTGTTTGGGTCTCTCCGGTAACACTGACTATCAGTGGTGACTATACAGTAACTTAATTCTTTAACGAGAATAACATTAAGCACCTCAGGGTGCTTTCTGTTGGCTGAAATAAAGTATAAATAACAAGTGGAGGTATTATGATATTTGACGATAAAACAGATAGTGAGATATTTCGCAGTATAGAAGGTGAAGTCGCCAAGGCTTTATCCGAGATAAGATGTGCCAAGAAGGACTTGGAACAATCAGAAGTAAGAATGAAGTTTGCACTCGCAACAGTACATTACTTAAAACAACGATATGAGGATATGAAATGAAATTAACACAACTAAGCAAAAAACCAGAGTTAGTCAAAGTTGAACTCACGGACGAAGAAACTATTAAAGAATATGGTGAGAGTTTAGAATTTTGGGTATATGACCGTACAGGGATGGATGTATTCGTGCGTATGGCTACAATGAAGGGTGAAGACTTCGGAGATATGGTTGAGATAGTGAATAAAATGATTCTCGATGAAGATGGCACGCCCATTGTCAAGGATGGATATCTATTGCCCAGTAATATTTTAACTAGAGTAATAGGTAAGGTGGTGGAAACACTGGGAAAGTAACACAGGAAGCCCTGGATCCCGAAGGCGTCGAAATGAGTATGATACTCAGTATTGATGCACTAGGGAAGCGTTATAGTTTATTGCCCAGCGAAGTAATGTCAAAGGCTTCCACATTTGATTTAGTAGTATTAGATGCCGCATTAGGATATCAAAATTATATTCAAGATCAGGCAGATGGTAAGAAAGCAACGCCGAAATTATCTCAAGAAGAGATGATGGCAGCAATGGAAAGAGTTCGCAATAATGGCACTAAACTTTGATATGAACGCAGTTAGTAAAATGTTTGATCAAGCTGAAAAGGTAGCAAAAACATTACCTAAAGAAGCGTATGATGTATTTCGAGATAATACACCTGTTCGTAGTGGTAATGCGTTTCGTAGTACAAGGTTGCGTGGTAATGTCATTGATGCTAATTATGCATATGCTGAAAGATTAGACGAAGGTTATAGTAGTCTAAAACCTAAAGGTATGAGTGGTCCTACCGAAAAGTTTTTAGAAAAACGCATCAATGATTTAATAGGAAAAATTAAATAATGGCAAACTTAGCAGTCACACTTGAATTAGATAGTCAAGGATATATTCGCAATATTAAAGCGGCAGATAATACAACAAAAGCATTTGCTAAAGATTCCGTAGCCGGTGTTAAGGATGTTGATCGAGCATTTGATGGATTAACGGCACGCACAGACAAGTTATTCAATGGAATGACTAAACTTAAAAGTGCTATTATTGGAGCGGCATTTGGTGCATTTGCTCGTAGTGCTATTGGTGCCGCAGATGCTATTAGTGATTTAAGTAAAGCCACCGAACTTAGTGTTGGTTATATTATTGAATTACAAAACGCATTACAAGCCTCTGGAGGTGAAAGTGCTAATGCCGGTAAATTAGTCACTGAATTTTATAAAAGCATAGATGAAGCGGCAAAAGGCAGTGATAAAACACAAGAAAGTCTAGGCAGGTTAGGTGTAAGTCTTAAAGATCTCGGCACTAAAAGTACAGCAGATCTATTAGATCAAACAATTAAAGGTTTTGAAAACATTAAAGATCCGGCACAAAGAACAGCTCTAGCAATTCAACTATTCGGTAAGAGTATGCAAGGCGTTGCCCCTGAAGATTTGGCCGCTAAGATGGAACAACTTCGTGGTAAATTTAATGAACAAACTAACGCAGTGAATAGAGCCGCAGAGTTAAATGACAATTTCGTAGAAGCAATGAATAGTCTAAAATTAGCATTTTTAACTATTACAGCACCTTTGGTTGATTTTATTAACAATATTACTAAGAACAAGGCAGAACTATCATCAATGATTACAGTTCTAAAATATCTTGCTGTTGCTATAGCCGCAGTTTTTAGTATGACAATATTTGGGCGTGTTATAACAGTATTTGGCGGTATTGCACGAGCCGTGGCAATAATACCGAGCTTGTTTGCTCGTATTGCCGCTTCAGGTGCCGCAACATTCGCAGTTAATGGTCCGTTAATGGTAGCACTTAGAGGTGCGGCTAAACTATTAGGTTTTATTGTTGGTGCTGTTGGAGCGGCCGCAGGATTAACTAGCGGAAATGATGGTCAAGAAGCAACCGGCGGATCAACACAACCCGGCACTATGGATGCATATAGAAGTCGTGCTCAAAGCGCAACAACAACTCGTCCTGTAGAAGTAGGTAAAGAATTACAAGGACAATTAACTGCCGTACAAAATTTAGCAGATGGTTATCGTCGTATTGCTCAACACAATATAGAACGATATCAATTAGAAGTTGATATATTAGGCAAGAACAAAGAAGAAGTAGATACAATGAAAGGTCTAGCGGATATTAACAAACGCTATGCTGATCAAACTGCGGCATTAGAAGAAAAGAAAAAAGGTGCTAAAGGTGCTACATTAGGATTGATTAATAAAGAAATAGGCAATCTAGAAGTATTAAAAACTAAAGAAGTAGCCGCTTTTAATGTAACTCGTGAAAGAACAATTCAATACGCAAGACAACAACAAGAAGTTAAAAATATTCTTGATTATATGGAGCAGATGGCAAAAGCACAGGAAGAGATAGCCAGTTTCCAAACACAACAAGATCAAGCAAGAGTATCAGCATTTGAACAAGTTAAAGCACAGCAAGAAGCATTAGATTTATTAGGTCAGCGTGAAGCACTTGAAAAGAGTATTCAAAACTTGCGTGGCAGTGATCAAGAAAATATTAAAAAGTTATTTGATTTAGAACAACAACGCAAAACGCAGTTAGAAGCCATACAAAAAATACAAAATTTACCATTTGAAGGTGTTGGTGGTATGAAGCAAAAGATGGAAGAAATCAATAAGCTGTATGATGATAGACAAGCACAGATTGAAACTACCGCAGCCGCAACAAAAGCAGAACAAGATAGTTTTAGTTATGGATGGCAACAGGCTGGAGAGAAGTATCGCAACAACATTAAAACTGACTTTGAATACGCACAGCAACAATCACAGAACTTTACTAAAGGTATCGAAGACGCTTTCGTTAAGTTCGTTCAAACCGGTAAGATATCAATCAAGGATCTTGCTAACAGTATGATTGCTGATTTTGCTAGAGTACAAGCACAGAAGTTATTATCAGGATTATTTGGTGCAGCCAGCGGTGGTGGGGGAGGCATATTTGGATTCCTAGGTGGATTATTCAAAGCTAATGGTGGTCCCGTACAAAGTAACAGTCCGTATATCGTAGGCGAGCGTGGTCCTGAATTATTCGTTCCGAATAACGCTGGTCGTGTTGTTCCTAATAACGCATTAGGTGGCAGCAGTAGCAATACTGTGAATAACACCGCAGTGACATACAGCATACAAGCCGTAGATGCAAGTAGCTTTAGAAGTATGCTGGCTCGCGACCCAGAGTTCATTCACAATGTAGCAGAACAGGGCAGACGACAAATGCCCATAAGGAGTAGAAGATAATGGCTTTACAAGATATTATTGATAGTGCGGTTAATGTAGAAATTAATCGAAGTAAATTAGTAGCACAGACAATAAGTCGCAGTGGTAGGATCAGTACAGCTAGTCGCAACTGGGCTAATCCATTTAGATTTACAGTAACACCTAAACCTGTATATACTGCCGCAGAATATAGAAGTGTATTTGCGGCATTGTTAGACAATGATAGATATCTACCGCACGGATTTTATTTGAACAATATTGATGCAACAACATTTGCCGCAGACTTGGGTAATAGTTGGATGGTAAATTATCAAGGTAATGCTGATGCTAATGGCAATAATGCTCTTGATAGTTATAGTGCTACAAGTCAAACCAGCGGTGCTATGATATGTTTAACTAATACAAATTCAACAACTATTGTAGCGGGAACCTATTTGGTTAAAGAAGGTGATTATCTTCGTCTTAATGCAACTCGTTATCCATATATTGCCACAGCAGATGTTGTTATTCCCACAGCGGCATCAGCAATTGCCGGAACTATTCAACCAGCAGGTGTTACTACATTCTTAGAACCAGCAGTGGCAGGTGTAACAGCAGGTAATAATCTAAGTTTTGTAACTACTACAACAAGAACAGCTATCACTGGTATAACTGATACATCAGGATTAAGTGTAGGACAAATTATCACAGAAAATGGAACCAATGTAGGTAGTTTTGGTGGATTAACTTATATTGCCGCAATTCCAAGAACCACTGCTGTTATTATTCAAAGCACAACTGCCTGCACAGCAGGTGCAATAGTATTTGATGGCACTGGACCAACATCAACTCCCACTGTGTGTGTGCCTGTGCACCGAGGATATATTGGCACAGTTAGCACAAATACAGCAGTATTGGTAGGAGCCCGTGGCGCACAGTTCGTTGTTAATGTAACTAAACTCCCGCAGATTAGATATCTACCAGGACAACTTGTTGAACTAACTGGCGATATTGAATTAGTTGAGGAAATACTATGACAACAACTATAACACAGGTAGATGAACGCAGTATTGAATATGGTGTTCTCATTGACTTAACATTAGATAGCACAACTTATTATATCAGTAACTGTTGGAAAAGTGTAGTATATGATGGTAATACCTACCAAGCATTGGCAGGATTCTTAACTGTCAGTGAAATACAAAACAACATATCAAATGCCAACGACGAAGTGCAGGTCAGTTTAAGTGCTATACCTCCAACATACATTGCCGCAACATTGGGCACACAGATTAAAGGCGGTGAAATAAACATCTATCGTGCGTTCTTTGATTATACAACACAAGAGGTTATAACAAATGCAATATACCGCAGATTTACCGGCGTCATTAGTAATTATAGTGTTCAAGAAGATTTAAACGCCGCAGGAGCAAGTCCAGATGTAAGTCATACTATTACAATTATAGCGTCAAGTATAATGGGTGTATTAGAAAATAAAGTAAGTGGTCGTAGAACAAATCAAGAAGACTATTCTATACAATGGGATGAATTACCTATTGTAAATAAAACTATTACAAATATTACCAGCAATTTATTAACATCTGCTAATCACGCATTGGGTATAGGTAATTCAATTGTTTATAACGACACTACTCAATTAGGTCTAGTTAATGGCACAACTTATTTCTTAATAGCACCTGTTGCTACTAATACATTTACGCTAAGTGCTACCCCCACAGGAGCAAGTATATCACTGACCAACGGCGCAGGATTAAGTTTAGATTACTATCCAGTAGATCCCAGTATGAATAGAGTTGATGCTTTATTCAACAGCAGTTTTGACTTCGGCAAGCCATACAAAGGTCAAGCAGCCAGTACAGTAGATGGTGGCAATCCCGGTGGCAGCAATGGCAACTTTAATGATGATAATGTGTCTGCTGGCGGCAGCGAATAAGGATTAATATGATAAGATTTGAAGTTATAAAAGATGTAGATAGTATCAAAGATCAAATACAGATATTGATTAAAAGGCACTATGCCGAACTTACATTAGACAAAGATGTAATGAAGTTGGCTCCGGATTGGGACAGATACAATGAGTTAAATAATGATAACAAGTTATCAATAGTAGCCGCATATGATGATGAGAAGATAGTGGGATATAGTGTATTCTTTCTCAACGAACATATACATTACAAAAACAATATCATTGCTAACAACGATGTGTTATTCCTAGCACCTGAATATCGATTAGGTATGACAGGTATCAAACTTATCAAGTACAGTGAAATGATATTACAACAGTTGGGTGTAAGTAAAGTTATTTGGCATGTCAAGCAAGCCAAAGACTTTAGAAAACTATTACACAGAATGGGTTATCAAGATGAAGACATCATTGTCGGCCGAGCATTAAAGGAAATATAAAATGGCATTTACCGCAGTAGCGAATTGGGTAGTTGGTGCAATCAGCACTTATGCTACAGTGGGAGCGGCATTTGCCGCAGGCGCATTTGCTGTAGCCGCAGTAGGAGCAGCCGCGGCAATTGGTGCCGCTTACATAACAAGCAGAATTATCAACGGTAATCCTAACAAAGGCAATAACTCAGCAAGTAATCAAGGTGGTAGAATACAAGTAGCACCAGCTACTAACAATAAGATACCCGTGATATATGGTAATGCGTATGTCAATGGTATGATCACAGATGCCAGATTGATTACACTTGAACAAAAAGTCAATGACAAAATGTTTTACTGTCTTGTTCTTGGTGAAACAACTAACACAGTGGGTTCAACATATGGATTAGAAAGTGTTTATTGGAATGACCTACGCTTAACTCCTCTTGATGCTGCCGGCAATGCTCACATTGTTAAAGATGGTAGAAAAGTAGTAGATGGTGCTGTATTTTCAGCGGGTAGTTTCGTAGTAGATAAAACTTATGTTATTACTAACTTAGGCACAACAACACAGGCACAATGGAATACAATAGCAGGCACAGCAGGCAGAACATATGGTCCTGGCAGCGTGTTTCAAGCCGCAACAACAGGTGCAAGCAGTGGCACAGGACAAGCACAGATAGAAGATTTTATTGATGAAAACTTTATTGTTGGCACAAATCAATATGTAGAACTGCGTGTGTATGCTGGCGGCAGTACAGCGGCTGATCAAATCTATCCTGCGCAAAGCACAGGTAATACTGCCAACGCTTATAACTTCTGGGGCAGTGGTGGCACATTATATCCCAACGGTGATGGCAGTTGGACAAGTGCCAATGAAATGAAGGGTCTTGTATTTGCCATTGTCAGTGTGCGTTATGATAACACCAAAGGATTTACAAGTCTGCCTAATGTCACTTTCCAAATTGCTAATAGTGTTGTAAATCCAGCAGATGTATGGTTGGATTATATGACCAGTGAGCGATATGGAGCGGGAATTGATGTTAGTTATATTGATGAACCAGCAAGATTGGCTTGGTATAACTTCTGCGAAGAAGATATCAGTTATACCAGTGCTAACTTAGATCCACAGGGCGGTGCGGGCACAACAAATCAAGCAACCAGCCGTTATAGCATAAATGGAGTCATTGACACAAGTAATCAAGTCAAAACAAACATAGACACTATTTTACAAAATGGTGGTGCTTGGATGAGTTATAATGTTGATTCAGGACTATGGAGCCCAGTTATTAAGAAAGCCGTTAGTGCAGGTATTCCTGGAGACACAGCCACTTATTTTACAGCAAGTAGAAGTGGAAGTACTTTAACAGTTACAACATTCCCCAGCGGTAGAATAGAAGCAGGGCAAGAATTATATGATAGCACAGGCACACTAATTGGAACTATATCAGCACAACTTGCACCTGTTACTGTAACAGCAGGCAGTTTTATCGTTGGTCAAACTTATACAATCGTCAGCATTGGATCAACTAACTTTACACTAATTGGTGCCAGTGCTAACACAGTTGGCCTATCATTTACTGCCACAGGTGTAGGTAGTGGTAGTGGCACAGCAATAACTTCAGGTGAAACAGCAGGACAGATAGGTCGTTATACAACATCAAGTAGCGGACCAATAACATCAACAACCTTTTATACATTACCCGCAAGTACTTTAGAATTCAGTGATGATAACATTATATCTGGTATTACTATAAGTTCAACACGCTTAGAAGATTTATACAACAGCGTTGAAGTAGAGTTTTATAACAAATATAACAAAGACCAAAAAGCATATTTTAGAAATTATTTAGATGCAGGAGATAGAAATCCCAACGAGCCTGACAATCAACTGCGTATGAGCCTAGACCTGTGTAATAACAGTATGCAGGCAGATATATTAGGACAAATGGAACTGCGTCAAAGCCGTGATGATTTAGTTATAGAATTTACTTCAAATCACTATGGCATACAAACACAGGCTGGAGATATAATTGCTGTGTCAAGTGAATTATATGATTGGGCACCCAAGTACTTCCGTGTAATGCGTGTCAAAGAAATAGAAGCTGATGATGGTGGATTGGTAGCAAATATACAAGCATTAGAATATAATCCTGATGCTTATACTGTGGAAGCAATCACAGAGTTTTCTACAGCGGCAAACATTGGTATTGGTGTATATGGCGCAAGTCCTAACTTACCTTTACCGCCTGCTGTGGTCATTGCGGCTGTGGATGCTGATGCACCTATTCCTAACTTTCAATTGCAGGTCACTGTTCCAGCATCAGGCGGCCCATTTGATGAAATAGAATTATATTACACAGAAGGTTGGGACGAACACGGTATTAATGGTAAAATTGTAGAAGGTCAAGTTGCCGTTACAGCAGCCACAGGCAACGGAAGCACAGCAACATTAACATTTGCCGCACAAACATTTACACCTTATGATGTTGGACAAGTTGTAACTATTGCCGGAATGACACCCTCTGGATATAACGGTGTTAAAACTATTACGGGTGCAACAGCATCCACAATATCATATGCCAGTACAACAACTGGAGCAATGACAGTTGCCGGAACTATTACCAATGCCGCAGGAGCAGGACTAGGATTACTAACAGTTACAGCCACAACTTATGGTAATATCAATGCCGGTGATCGCATTGATTTACCCAGTGATATCTTTATAGTTAGTCAATTAACAAATAATCCTGTGAGTAAAACATTCTCGTCAGGTGGTGCTCCTGGATCTACTACCAGTAGATTAATTACACTAACCGATGTCACAGGATTAATAGTTGGTAATACGCTGACAGGCACAGGCATTGCTAATGGTAGTTTTATTCTTGAAATAAACCCCACAGGCAGTCCAGCAAACACAGTTAGAATAGAAGATGCTGTGACAGTACAGGCCGCAGGCACTTACACAGTTACAGGCGGACTAGGCACTTATATAGTAGATACAAGTGTAATGGCATCAAATGTAGGTGGTGTGGCAGTAAATCTATTTGACTTCCCAGAAGAAGACAACTATAAACTATTAAAGAAACTTACTCCTGAAGGTAATAATCCAACATTTACCAATGGAGAAATAGTCACAGATGTAGTCACAAATGTTCCTGCTAATAGTGCTACATATCGTCGTTGGTTCGTTATAGCTCGTATGGGTATTAAGAAACGATTTGGTGCATTCAGTGTTCCTGGAGATGTGGATTTTGAAGAAGGTAGATTCCCGTATGAGCCAAATCCTGTGGCATCAGGAAGTTTAGGTGATCTAACTGATGTAACACTTACACCTCCTTTAACAGAAGGTGAGTTCTTATGGTATGATGGCACAAAATGGGTCAATGAAAATGAAACAAGCGTAGATACTAAAGTAAAGACATTAAGTCTAACAAGACGATATACTACAGCAGCTCAAGAATATGAAAGTCCTATAACACAGCGATTAAATGCCAGAGTCACAGATGCAGTCAATGATAACACTGATGACGCAGGACCAGCACTGAGATTTGAGCGTAGCAGTGGCACACAATCAACAAAGACTTATGTAAGTGGTGGTGCTATAAGTGCATTCACAGTTACATTAAATAATGTCACTGGTCTAGTAGTAGGTAATAAAGTAACAGGCACAGGCCTGCCTGCAGGCAACGGAGCACTGATAACTGTTATTGCTGGCAATCAACTAACACTGGACACAGCCTTTACAGCACAGGCCGCAGGCACTTATACTATCGGAGAACCCGTAGGATTTGGACAATTAGCATTTGAATATTTTGGCACAACAGATGTTCATAAATTCAAAGTTACAACCAGCACGGATAATTATTTAGAAGATCCTCCTGACACATACAATGGCACAAATGTATTAATTGACAGCAGTAAAAACGCTACCAACATCAATGAAGGTGTGCTATATGTTGATAAAGTCAATAGTAGAGTTGGTGTTAATAACACAAGCCCAGGTTATGCGTTAGATGTAACTGGAAATGCTCGTATTACTCTAGATGCCGTTATTAGTGGTGATTTAACTGTAAATGGAACAACCAGTGCAGGATTGGTTGCTGATATTGGAACTTCTAATGTTAATGGTGCAATATTTAATACAGTCACAACAACATTGGACATTGGTGGAGCCACAACAACATTTAATTTAGGCGCAAATTCTGGAACTATGACTATAGGCAATCCTACAGTTCGTGGCACACAGACAACACAGAATTTATATAACACAGTAGCAACTACATTAAACATTGGTGGAGCAAGCACAGCAACTAATATTGGTTCAACTGCCAGCGGCACAACAACTATTGGTTATGATTTATTCGTTAATAGATCTGCCAATATTGAAACAAGTTTAACAGTTCCAAGTATATCAACTCTAACTGGTGATGATTTGAATATTACAGCCTTTAGTGGTAGAGATGTTACTATATCAACTACAACAGCCACAGATCCAGTGACTATAGTAAGAACAACAGCTCTCACAGGCAGCACAGGCACAACTCGAACATTGACTCTGCGAGCCGATAGCACAGGAACACCTGTTATAGGATTTGGCAACTCAATAGAATTTGAAACTGAATCCACACCAGGAACATATGTTCGAAGTGCTTATATTGAAAATAAAGCCACTGGCGACAACGCCGGAGTATTAGATGAATTTGAAATGTCATTTGGTGTAATGTCAGCAGGTGTCAGCACTGAACGAATGGTATTGGACAACTTAGGCAATTTACAAATTGATGGTGATATAACTGTCAGCGGTGGTGATATAACATTAAATGGTAGCACCAGCGGCAGCGTAAAATTATCAGCAGGAGCAACGCCAGCGGTTCAAACTTATACATTACCCACAGCATATCCAGGGTTAAACAATTATGGTCTGCGTTCAACAACGGCAGGAGTATTAAGTTGGGCACTTACTGGCGATGTATCAGGACCAAGTAGTAGCACTGATAATGCTGTGGCAAGATTTGATTTAGCCACAGGTAAGATAATACAAAACTCTGGCGTTATCATTGATGACAGTAATAGCATCACTGGTGTTGTTAGTCTTACAGCATCAGGCACTATTCAAGCCGATTCAATCGTCGTCGATGATGGTATCATAAAGCAATACGAACGAGTAAGTGCTTATGATAATTACAGTGAAACTAGTATCGTATCTAATCAAATTACCGGCACAACACAAACAACAATAGATTCTTGGTTTGCTAGTTCTGGAGTAGGATTAAGATCAGCAAAATATATTATGACATTTAGTAAAGGCAGCGATCATCAATGTGTAGAAGCAATGATAATTCACGATGGAACTACTTCTTATATCAATACATACAGCGAAATAAGAACTGGTATAGATTTAGTGACTATTGCCACTGATATAACAGGATTTGATCCTATGGTTAATCTTAAGATAACACCAACAACAAGTGGCACATTAAAATATGCTATCAAGAAAGAAATATTCAGTTTAATTTAATATAAATAACAGTATAGATTCCGCAGAGTCTATACTTACTTCCTCAGGAGAACAACATGTCAGGTGTATTATCATTCGCAGATTATTTGGGTGGCCCAGATAACATTCAGGTAGAACAAATCTTCCCATCAACCAAGCGCACATACGCTTACAACTTCAACACCAACATCACAGGTTGGACTTGGGGATTGGATGCTCAAACACTGGTAGTAAATCCAGTGACATATGACCGTAATGGCATACCCAACTTTAGTAGTAGTTTGGTTATAGGCTACTTTGCCAAACAAGAATTAGCAGTAGATACAACAACTATAAATGTAGTTAATGCGGCCTTAGGCACAGTGAATATTACTATTCCAGCAAACTTATACACAGGTGCTATCATTCCTGATGCTAGAAAGAATGTTCCAATCACTATCGTAGGTGTAAGTTGGACAACAGCAACAACTCCAACACAGGTCAATAGTCATCGTTGGGCATTTATTCAGTGCTACGAACCGGATGTTGATATCGGCAATCCTATTTTATCAGCGGGCTTTACAGCACTAACAATAGCATAAGGAGTTTTATGGCAGATATTACCGTAACAATTCCCAATAGCACATTTACCATAGATACTATCAGTAATGGTATCGAAGTAACAACACCTACAAGTGTAGAAGTCAATGTTGATTCAAATTCAAATACCATTGACATAACAAATACGCCACAACAGATAACAGTATTGACTAGTGGCACATTAAACAT